GGCAATTCCAATATCTCAAAGTTTCGAGTACCAAGTTTTTGCAGAACCTTGCGCTCCACAAGCAATTCATCTTTTGGGCACTCAATGCAAACCATTTCAGGGATACCCCCTTCAACCTGCACCTCCTCTTGCAGTCTATGATAATCATTATACACGGAAGTGCCAGGCTTTAGAGTGTAAGCCCCAGGTCCACCCTCGAAATATCGAGTTTTTCCTTTTTCCCCATGCGTCCTTTCAAGCACATAGGGATAACCTTCAGACGTGTCCATGATCAATTTATCAAAGTCATCATCACCATTGATCACGACATCATCTTCAACATCTTCAAATTCCGCACCAGCATCAAACCAGGTTTGCACAATATCATCACATACTTGCTCAAACAAGCTAACCTCAGTCTGACCTGGGCGGACCTCCTCTTCTGTAAAGTCTGTCATTGGTTCATAAAATTTTTCCATTGCAACCAATACAGGATCTTTACCTTCAACGGGCGTGCCTACAGTACGAGGATCATCTGAGACCAAGACACTTGGTATCTTGGGGTTATCAAATGGAATTGCAAGATCCTCATTAACAGCAACATATTGGGTTTTCCGCGGCATATGTGGAAGTTCAGAAGCGTGCTTCCAACCCAATTTCTTCAAACCCCGTGGCGCATCTTCCCATTCCTCAGGCACATAGGTAAGGGAACAAGTTGTCATGTGAAGCGCCGACGGCAGCAGACCAACTCCAGTATTGTGCTTATCTGTAGAAATAACTAGGCCCACAATTCTATGTTGGCCTCCAATCTTGGCAACGCAGATAGCACCACAATCATGGAGTTGCGCTGGCCTACCATACTGAATATATCGGGGAATTTCCCTTCTATATCTGTCCTCTCCAAATGGATCAGCAATAACAAGAGGACGAGTGCGGAGTTCCGCATCATGGTCGGTCCAGCTCACCAGCTCTATATCGATTTTCCCTGGACTTTGCATTCTATAACAGCTGGCATCCAAAGTAAATGGTCCAGGGAAATCCCTCTCTAAATCATATTCAAAATATTTCTTACAGCGAGAGGGAAGTTCAGGAATAGAAGGACAGCGATACTGAACAATTTCGGTATCCTTCTTTTCGCCTTTCCTGACGACGTCGTGCTCCCAGTGAATCTCAACAACATCACGTGTGGAAAAATGAGCCACAACGGTACTATTGTTGGGAATCATGAGGGCCTGGTGTCGGGTTACGAAAATTGAACGACCAGGCCCTCTAACAGCATTGACTACCGGAGCAACGGTTGAGTCAACATACAACACCACCATCATTTCTTCATAAGCATAGGCATCATCGGCTGAAGCTCCAG